ACAATAAATGTTGATACAGGAACTGGTGGTGAGGCAGCAACATTAGCAGTTGGCACAGTAAAAACCGTTGTCAAATCAGTTGTTGTGACATTAGTTATAAATCTTTTAAATACATCAGCCATTAGATAAAAACCAACTTCTTCGTGTAGACTCTTCTTGTGTGTCCAGTGTATATTGAGTGTTTAATTGTTGAATTAGTTCCTCTAACAATCTAACTACTTCAGCTTGTTGTTCTCTTTCATATTCATCTCTAGGATCAGGAAATCTAGTTAAACTTAGTTTTGCCATAATTATTAATTATATATTAATACTTGTCTAATTACCATTATATAGCTGCCATTTAGATTTTTTTACGAAATTAAAGGCTAAGCTTATCCTTAAATCCTCTTTATTAGGTAAAACTCTATGTTCTGTATCGTCTTCAAATATTAATATTTGTCCAAATTCTGGTTTTACGGTTATTCTATTTTGCAAATTAAACTCTACTTCCGAGTTGTTTTTCGTAAGATAAACAACACCTGATAAAAAATTATGTATAGGGTCTGTGTGAACATGTAACTCTTGATAAAAATTTTTTTTGTATACATTGATCCAAGAATTATAGATATATCCATCAAAAAACTGTTTGTTTTGACCCATATATCTATCTATGTGAAACAAAATATGTAGTTTTAAAAGTCTAAGCTCCTCAATGTTTAAAATATTGTCAGTTAAATTAAAAGATGTATTAACATCACAATTCCATGTGTTGTGTGTATACTTATCTCTATTGTTAGTTATGTAATTTTGTGGATCTTTACAAATTTTCAGATCTATTTTATTTTTATAAATAGCTTTTTCAGAAATAACTATTTTATCTTTTTCCATCAGGTTGTATGTCAAATCTTTGTGTTCCAAGTCTCCATGCTGTGCCAGTTGTGTTAGATACCACGTTTACTGTAAACTCTCTACCCCGACCACGTAGACTTACAAAATCTGTATTATCTTGAAAAGAAACTGTTTTTGTTACTGCTGTGCTATTGTTAGGGTAATTTTTAAATTCTAATTTTGCATTTAGTGTTCCCTCTTGATCCTCAATGTCAGGAATAAGTTTTGATACAAAAGAAAAGTCGTTTCCTTCACCTATCTGAACCACTCCTGATTTGACAAAAGCAGTTATAGCTGCACCATCACCATTATTTCCTGTTTCGTGTAAAAATACAGATGATGCTCCTGCAGTTAGTCCAACGATTGTTTCATTGTTTGCAGTTGCTGTTGAATCAAACTCAGTTGCTATAGGATTATCATAGACTTCTCTATCAATCCAAGTGGTTCTAGCCAATGTGCCAGTCCACCAGGTTCGCTCTAAATAATTATATGCAACTATAGCGTTGATTTGATCTGAACCTGTTCTAGGATAAAACCACATAATCTCATTAAACTCACCATTATGTCCGGCAAAAGCATTTTCTGATCCAGTAACATTAATATTATTAAAAACAAATTGTTCTACTGTACAAGGTAATTTTTTAACAGAACCATCATATAAAAAGAAAGAATCTTGTGACATCCAATAACTTACACCATTTATGTCTACACCCGCATGAATACCTACTATTCCACAATTCTGACCCAATTGTCTAAGTCCAAAAGTAAATGGTGGCCCTATGAACTGTAAACTATGTAAAGATGTATCTGTCCAAACAAGTATTTGTCCTCTTGAACGCTCTGCTGCTACGATTCGTGAGCCGTCTGCAATTCGTAGCGACCCTGCAGTATTCTCTGCAGTTGGTTGATATGTGTTTATGTCTTCTTGACTAGAAAATCTTAATAATAAATCATCTTGTGAACTTATCGTACCGACTGTGGATTCTGTTCCAAAAAATAACAGATGTCTATCTGGTGTAGATACTAAACTTAGTCTTGATGCTGTAGGTGCGTTTGTTATGGCAGTGGCTCTAGTTGATACTCCTGAATCAGGACTCCATTCGAAAGCACCACCATTTAAAACCACAGCTATTAATTTTTGACCGAAATTATCTAATGACCACTGTCTTGCCTCCAAAGTGACATTAGATGTGCTAGACGGTGTACCCCATGTGCCTGATCCCCATGTATCTGTCCCCCAACCAAAAGCTGAAGTGGATAAAGAAGGACCAACATTTATTTGATATTTAATATTACCTGTGCCACCACCACCTGAGGTAGATCCTGAGGCAGCCGAATCAGCAGTAACAATATAGGCATTATTATTGGCCACTGATGTTACTTCGAACTCTTTGTTCATGTCTAAGCCATCTATCGCTGAGAACGAGTCAAAAGTAACAAAGTCACCCTTAGCTGCTCCATGCGATGTATCAGTAACGACTACGGAGGTAGTAGCATTTGTTGTGAAAGGATTTGATATAGATGATGTTGTTTTTCTTATTGGCGTAATATCATAAGCTTTACCTTCTTCATGAACGTAAAGCTTTCTATCTGTGCCAAATGCACTATATCTAGTGCCGTCAAGTGCTACCCATGCGTGTTGATCTCTAGCAACACCCACTAAAGTTGTAGAAATAAATCTCTCCCAACCCTTAATTTTTTGTGCAGATCCTTGAAAAAAGCGCACCATATCACCATCTGTCCATTTACCTTGGCCAGTGTAATCAGTGACTTCTTTATTAATACCAGGAGCTGGTCTAAAATTTACTAGGGGCATGGCACAAATATATATAAATTACTCTTTTTTAGCAACTAAAGACCCAACGTGGCCTTTGTAAGCTCTATTACCAAAATGAGTTAAGGGCATGGAAAGATCTGCCCATATATCCCCACCACACTCTTGCCATAAGCGAGAAAAGTAATAATCTTCCGAGAGGTATCTTTTTTGATCTAAAGTTTGATAAGGACCTACAGCAAACAAATCATAACAATTATCAGATCTATAACCTCCACCGTTAACTATTTGATCCGACTCATACTTTCTATCTGGAAACTTTTTGAACATTGTTCTAAAAACATTACGTTTCACAAGCATCATACCGGTTGCTGCCTCGTTGACTTTAAAAAAACCATTTTCTCCTTTTAATTTAGTTGGATCGTCAAAATTTAAATTATATCCTAAAGCTCTAGCTTCAATGTCATCTGATGTTGCGTTTGGATTTTCTTCTAAAATTTTTTTAATTTTTTCTAAATAAATATGTTTTCTAGGATATATACCACAAGCAACATCTTTATCAGCACAAAGTAATCTCTGAACGTTTTTCCAAGTAAAACCAATATCTGCATCTATAAAAAGTAAATGACTTGCAACAAAATCTGTTTGATCCATCATCATAGATACTATTGTATTTCTAGCTCTAGTAATTAAGCTTTCGTTACCCATCGTTTGTATTCGTAATCCAACACCAAAAGCTTGTGTCCATTGTTGTAATTCTAATAATCCATGTAATGTTGCCTCAGTTAACATTCCACCGTACATGGGCATACCTAAAAATATTTTAAATTTTTTGTCTTTTAATTCTTCTTGTTTAATCATTTTTATCTACCTCTATGTTACAAGTTAAGGATAATTTAGGACTTTGTATCTCTAATACTTGATGATTTACGTTTTTATCGAACCAGATTACATCTTGATCTTTCAAAGTTTTTTTCTCATTGTTTATCATCCACGTGGACTCTCCGTACACATTTTTTATTATTACTGGGTAGTCATGTTTATGTTGTTCAAAAGATATAGATTTTTTACCGTTACCTAAATAAAAATTCAAAGAAATATTTGTTCCAAACCATGAGTTTAATAGCTGTTGTATAATCCAGACATCTTTTGAAATGCCTCCTATGCTTGACAGTATAAGTGTATAACCTTCTTCATAACACTCTATACATTTTTCAGACGATAAATATAAATCATCATTAAAAAAATCTTGATGCTTTGAGCCATCATCTAATATGGCTTCGACACTAGGCTGTCCGTGCAAATATTGTTTTGGCCAACGTCTTCTATCTAATAATTTTTCTAATATACTGTCTTCTGTTAAATTTATAGGTAGTTTTTTTATTTTTTCTATTAAATCATTATTAATCATTTTAGACATCTATTAACACGTTTCCTGAAACACTTATACGATAATCATCAGAACTAAAAAAAGGACTAACTGAGTGTGATAATAAAGCAGGGAATAAAAAAATCTTACCCTCCCATTCTTTATCTACGAAATGCGTATCATGTTGCAAACCTCCTAGTGCATCACTGTAATGAAATTGAAAAGCACCTGCTTGATCTGTATTACCCTCTGCACCTGGAGAAGATTTTTTCTCTTCGTCTTTTGTAAAAGGCACTTGCAACCATATTACAAAAGAAAAAACTCCTGAATGTATGTGAATAGGATTAAACTCATGTTTTTTTTGGAAGTTTACCCACATTGATTCTAGAAAAAACGGATGGGCTTGTTTAGTTACTTTTATAGTTTTCACATAATTAAACTCTTCGTCATATTTTTTACATAGGTCTATAATATAACCTTCGAAATAACCTAATGCTTTTGGTATTTTAAATTCTTTTCTTATATTACCTGCTAAATCCATATTATGTTTTTCTAAATTTTTTTCGTTTACTATTTTTTTTAGTCGTGCAAGTAAATTTTCAGGCACATCATCTGATATATACCCTATGTTTGGAAAGTAATGTGTTTGCATTGTCATTAATTAAAGCTTGGACCTTTCAACCAAGAAACTATTGTTCTCCTTGTGCCTGATAAAACAGGTTCAACAGAGTGAAGAAAAAAAGAAGGAAAAATAATAACATCTCCAACGTTTTGTTGAGGATATATTTTTTGATTTCCTGTCTTTAAATATAAACGGCCACCTTCATAGTCATCATTTAAAAACAATATTATAGTTAGCTTTCTTTGATTCTTTTTATCAAAGACTGTGTCTATATGTTCAGAAAAATGTCCTGAAGATCCGTATCGTAAATATTCTGCTTGATCACAATTATCTATATTAAATTTCCACATAGAGTTATTAGCTGCTAAACCTATACCTGCTAACGTAGCACCAATACCCTGATCTGTCGGTATTTCAATTTTTTTATTATTTCTTATGTCTTTGTTAAGCACATCACCTACTAATAAAGCATCTTTTAGTTTATCATCGTTTTTATCAAAGGTTTTTATAATATTTTTGCAACTTTCTGGTGTCAATGCACTATATTTAATTAAGTAATCTTGATTTAGGTTATGACTTTGATGATGTGCTAAACACACTCTACCGTCATATTTGTATCTTGTATTAGGTCCTTGAGCATCTACATAATGAAGAAAAACTTGTGCTTGCCATTCTCCCTCTATGTATTTTTCTCGCCAGTGATATATTTTATCACCCCTATAAATTACTGCGTCACCTTCATTCATATCAATTTTTTTACTATTACTTTTTTCTTCATTACCGACATAAAATGGCCATTGATTACCCTTAAATCCCAAATTAATAGTGACGCTTATTTCACAAGCAGCTCGATCTTTATGTACTTTTAATTCATCATTAGGTGCATACAATCTGGCATATGCATATGTAGGGTAAAGTTTTTTGCCTGTGCATTCCTCTATGTTAGGTGTAATTTGCTCTAATAAAGAGTCAAAAGTGGCGGTGCCACTGACAGAATGTGATAAGGGACATTGATTATCTTTTTTTGAAAAACCTTCATCAATAAGTTTTTTAAGTTCTAATACATATTGTTGACAATTATTTTTACTTAAAAACTCGTTTAGATGAACATAATCGTTCTCTTTGAAAAATGTTTGTATTTCTCTCATTACTAAGAGATATTAGAGCCTATGTTTTTTTTAAACAATTTGTTTTTATGAACTAGGAGGAGCAACGTGATTTATTGGTTTAACTGTTTGAGATACCTTGTCGTAGTAAACTTCTTCTGGTTTTATTCCATCCTCGCAATCTACCCATAATAAATTTGTAGGATTTACATCAAATGAATTTTCTGCTACTTCACAAATTCTAGCTGAATCAGCGATTACTTCTTTGTTTCTTGTATACCTTGTCATTGTTTCACCATCAATCTCCGATTCGACTGGGTCTGTCCAACTAACTATTTTTTCAACTGGTACGTGAAGTTCGACTAAAGCTTTCATTATCCTAAATACTCCTCTACTATAACTATACCTGCAGATCCAGGTTTATTACTTGGTGATGCACCAGCACCAAAACCTTGTCCATTTTGAGTTCCAGGATTACCACCAAAACCCATAAGTGTGTCTCCACCTAAAGCTAATGATGGGGTTGCGGGCATTCCTTTTTGACCGGGGCTGTTAATGTTACCACCTGTTCCAGATCCGGCATTACCACCTTCACCTTGTTGACCGCCACCGCCTGTTGTTCCACCGCTTCCGCCTGAAGCTGAACAAAATGTTCCAAAACTACTTGTGCCACCTCCACTGGTGCCACTACCAGCGCCACCAACGGTTACAGAAACTCCGCCTGTTATAGATGATGAAGCAATACGTTCAATAGCGTAACCACCGCCACCACCAGCGCCACCACGTTCTGAAGGGTTATTGTTTGCTGCTCCACCGCCGCCACCGCCTATAACAGTAACTTTAACTGACGATGAATCTGTGTCTTTTGTGAAAGTGCCTGAGCTTGTAAAAACAGTGTATTTAAAACCACCTCCACCTGCTGCTGCTGCAAACTCTAATCCACTAGCTCCTGAATTTACTGTTAAAACCTGACCAGCAGTACCGATTGATGTTAACCCTGTTCCACCCTTAGTAGTTGGAACCGTTGGTAATCTTGCATCACCTAAGGTGCCTGAAGCAATATTACTTGCATTTAAAGCTGTTAAAGCAGATCCATCTGCTGCGGGAAGAGTCGCTGGAAATCTTGCATCTGGAACCGTGCCTGATCCAAGATTAGAAGCGTTTAACGCTGTTAAATTAACACCAGAAGCTGCGGGTAAAGTTGCAGGAAATCTACCGTCAGGTAAAGTGCCTGAGCCTAAAGCTGCTGCGTCAGTGGATGAAAGTATTTCCACATTAAAATTTGATGCGCCATCACAAAATACTGTAGATTTTGCGCCTTGTGCTATTACAACACCATTTGCATCGTGCCCTGTGGCTGAAATTTTTAAGTCATGAGATCCAGAAGTATTATTAAAAAAGTTATATTCGCTCTCTACAGCAGGTATAAATACACTTATTGCACCTGTCAAAGCGCCTGTTAATTCTATTGTTTTGTTAGAGGACTCTGCGGTGTCTGATGCGTTAGCAGTAGTTAATGTGATATTAGATGATCCTGCAACAGATTTTGATAAATATCCTGCTGCAAATGCATCTAAAACCTCTAAATTATTATTGGTGTTATTACCCCATGTATTGGCATTAGCGCCAGTTGCCATGAGTTCTAATTTGAGTCTATCTGAGTATGTACTTGACATGTTTTATCCTCTCTAAAATATATCTTTTTTTAATATTCACGCAAACATTTTTTTATGCTGCATCTACCTCTGTCCACGTATTACTTGCTCCAGTGACTACATTAGCCCAAGGGGTGCTAAATGGTTCACCTAAAGCAGAAGCTATGCTTAAACCTGTTATATCAACTATTGCCCCTGCAGTTACTGTTTCTGTACCCTCTGCAAAGGTTAAAGCTACACTAGAGACACTCACTATTACACCTGTGCCGACCTCTACTGTTTCAGTACCTAGTGCAAAAGTGCTTGATAGACTTCCTAAAGTTACTAATGCGTCTGCTTCAACAGTAGCAGTGCCTGCGGCAGATGTCATTGTGACGGCAGTTGGATCTACCTGTGTAAAGATATCTATAGTTACAGTACCAATGCTAAAATCAAGTTGATCAGAAGGAGCAACGACTCCAACGTTACCCTCTCCGGTTATACCAGATGCACCTGAAAGTGCAGCTCCAATTGTAAGGCTACCTAAAGTTTCTACTGCAGTTCCTGTTTGTGATGTAGTGCCTAAAGCACTTGTCATGCTAACACCAGTAGCAGATACTATAACTCCTGTTCCGACCTCTTGAGTTGTTGTGCCAAGAGAGGTAGCCATAGTCACTCCTGTGACGCTGACCTCTTGTGTTATATTTTCATTCCAAGCAAAAGATCCCCATGTAGATCTTCCCCAACCTGCATCTACGGTTCCTGAAGCTGTCTCATCTCCCGCAGTAAAGGCCATAGATAAGCTTGCAAGAGTAACTCCTGCTCCTTCTTCTATACTTGGAGTGCCTAGTGTAAATGTAGATGAAACACCTGTTAAAGAAAAAATAGATTCTTGTTCAGCGACAGCAGTTCCTGCGGCTGACGTTAATTGTAATGAGTCTAGAGTAACTAAACTATCTGCAACTACAGACTCAGTGCCTAATGCAAATGAAGATGAGACACCTGAAAGAGTAACTGTTATAGAGCTTTGTTGGCCCCAAAATCCTTGCCCCCACGTGCCCTCATTCCAAGCATCTGCCATGGTAATGACCTCCTATATTAAGATAGTCTTAATATAGCACTTGAAGCATCGTTAGTTGGGAATGCGATTGTAAATGTACCGTTTGTTGATGTCTTTACTGCACCAAAATCTAAAACTGCAATAGCTGCATTTGTATTTGCTGATGATCTATTATAGATCAAAGCTGCCTGAGCAGATATTGTTGCTGAAGTAAAACTTACGTTAGCAAAATCAACAAATGCTGTTGACGCTGTTGCGCTTGTTTTGGTTAAGCCAATGGTTGCACTTGTCAAAGTTGCACCACCACTAGCATATGTTCCTGAGTTTCCAACTTCATTTGTTGTTGAAAATGCTGTTGTGTTTCCGTTCATAGTTGCAGAGCTTGTAAAGAGAGCAAGATTGATTGTATCATTATCAAGATCATGATCTCCTGCCAAGAGCTCCTGTTTAAATGAAGCACATACTGCTTGATTTATCGCCATGTTTTATGCCCTCCTTAGGCTTTTGGGTCTGCTGATGGTAAAGGTACTCTTAGTACACCATCAGTATACTCATCTCTTCGTTTACGTCCCATTTGCTCATTAGCAAAAGCTTGAAGAGCTGTCTGGAACTTCTGGGTGTATATTTGCATATCCTGTGTATTTTTCAAGTATGAATATGCCTCTGACAGCACACCGTATAATAAAACCTCTGGTGCGTTGTTAGATACAAAAGTTGTTGTGGATGTTGAGCCTGCGCCATTACCTAATCGCTCGGGTGTTTCAGAATACCATAACTCTGCTGTATAAGCTGCGTTAGGAGTTGGTGCTACTATTAAAGTATTAGAATCCCAATTAGCCCAATACTTAGGTTCACCTGTAAAACTTGTATTAGCAGTGGATCTTTGAACTGCAAACTCATCAATAAAAGTGGTATCAACTTGTTCTAACCATT